ATAATTGAGTTGTCACGGTTTCCACCAAAACCACGTTTTTGAATAGAGTCAAACATACCACCTAACGTATTCGCTTGACTTACACCACTGACGTTATAAAGCGCATCAATGAGTGATTCAGGTTTGCGATCTTCTAGTAGCTTAGTTGAAAGAATATTTACTGTGTTTGGCGTGTCGAATACAGGCACTTCAGCTTTTGATACGACAGATGTCCCTGTCGTTTGATAACCATTTTGTTTAATTCCTGTATCTTGAACGTTAATTTGCTCAAGCGTCTCGGTGTTTGTATCTACGGTTTGCTCAGTTTCTGCAAACGTAGAAATGGAAAAACTGGTTAAAAGTGCGGTTGAAATAAGGCTTAATTTAAAATTCATAATCGCTTCCCAATAGATACTAAAGAGCCAAAAGTATAGCGAAAACGTTTTTGTCAATCAATACAAATTATTTTCATTCGTATGCATGCTTTATTCAGAAAAGATTCATTTAAATTAAGCGGGGGGATAAAAAGAAAAATCCCAAGCTAAAAAGCTTGGGATTGAAATATGGTGCACTAGATCTCAGTCGTATTTTTTATAAATCAGTTAGATAAGGTTATTTGGGCGTAGTCATTGTAAATAGGAAGCAATAAAAGTTGCTTCTGTTTTTTGTGATGTAGCTGATGGTGCTTCTACGAGATAAAGGTACGAGAGTTAATTTCTAAAGGTCATAGCATAAGAAGACCATCAGAAAATGATTTCTTGAAATTAGTGGATGAAAACCTAATAAATAAACCGCCAGAAGGCGGTTTTGGTATGGATAAGCTATTTTTTATTTATATTATCTTCAATCATGAAAAATAAGCCTAGAATTGTTACGAATGCCAAATTAAAGATAAAAAATAAGTAAATTGAGCTTAGTGCCACTTTTAAAATAAAGCAATTAAATATTGGTTGTAAATTTGGTGCGGCTACCTTAACAATTCCTCCAGTGAAATAGACAAGCAAGCTCATGAAAGATAAGTAACCAAACAGATGGGTTAAGAACACCCGACGAGTTACTATTTTTTGTTTTTTGCCTATATATAATGGGGTAGCACCTTTCATTGGCTCGTCTAAACGAGGAAGTGATGCTGTGGCAATTGCCGCTAATGAGGCAATATAAAAACCTGATAATATTTGAAGTATGCCATTAATAAGATCTACTATTCCTTTACTTCCAAGAATAGATATTTTGTGAGGAAATATTGTGTAGTTTAATATTAAGAAGGAAGCCGCACAAACAACAGGTAATACTATGTCAAAGATCACTTTTTCTTTGTGATAAATGCGCCAATAATTAAGAGGCGAGAATAACTTGCTACATACGAACATTCTGGAAATTACCAATTTAGAAAGCGTCTATCATTGCTCTAATGAGATGACTGCTCCATGTATGATTACATATACCACGAGGTTTATCAAGAATAATACATTGTTTACTAATAAATGGGGCTAGACGAATATCTTCATATAATTGTTCAGGATCCATTTCGTCAGTAGGTAGTTTATACTTTCCACTTTGTTCTTTATTATTATCTTTATGAGTTACCTTCAAACCGTAGAATCCTTCATTTTTAGCAATTCTTGCTGTTGCAGCAAGATATTTGATTGGGTTGGTTAAAATTGATGGCTTAGCAAATTCAAGGCGATGTACTTCTTTGTATTGTATCGTACCATCGAGATCCATTTCAGATGACTGCTTAAAACTTTCTTGGTAAGCAACGATGGATTCTATTTTCCCGTCCCTGAGTTGTGTTTCAAAATTATTTTTAGCAAAAAACTCTAAGTTAGCAATTGGCTTATGTGACTTGTTGCTTTCATTTGGATCTTGAACTTTATAATGTCTGGAGATGTAATTAATTAAATTACAAACCATTGTGCGCGTTAATCCCTGCATATCCTCTAGTACGGCATTAAATTTATTTGGCATATCTGTTGGTGTTATATCAATAACGAGATGAGCGGAGCAAGCAACGCCTTCATCATCATTTTTCTTAATTATTCTAGATTTACCATTATTTAGGTTAGCAAATGCCGGATTGGCAGCCTCTCCGTTAGAATACTGCATGTAAATCACTAAGTAGCGTTCTTCAACTAATTTTGCTCTTAATATTCTATAAGAGGATTTTCTATGATTTCTGAAATAGGTTTCTTTCCAGTAGTTATTTAATATAAATTTAGCAAATTCTTTTATATCAAAATGAAAGAAAGTGCCTAAATTGGAACGTAAACTAAACTCGCAATTGGCGATATATCTTTCAGTTTATTTAATTAAAACGCTCATTTTATAGTTCCTTAAATTTTTTATTATTTATTTGTATCTTCTAATTTTGGTGTAATTACACCAAACAAGGCGTAATTTTGGCGTAATTAACTGCGAGAAATATACAAAAATAACTAAAAGTTGGCAATATTTCAGTTTTAAAGAATTGATTAATTGGTATGAGTTAAGTTTTTAACTTATTGATTTAAAAATGAATTTTAGGAAAAGCCAGTGGAGGCTCACTGGCTTTAATAGATGGTGCACTAGCTGAACCCGAATTGGCTTGTATTATATTGATTTTAAATGTTTATTTTTAAAATGCTAAAATCTTGTTACTAAGCTTGTTACTAAAACTCAAATTCACTACAAATTTACGATAGTTTCTGATGCCATAATACCACTAATAAGCCGCGTGTTAAAAATTTTATAGAAAAACTGTTCACCTTGTTCACTAATCCTTAAAACTCTTTATTTATTATATAGTTATATTCATTTCTACTATTCACCAACTGTTCACTACTGTTCACTACTGTTCACCTTTGTTCACTAAACAAAAAAAGATATCTCAATACAGAATATTTAATCCTTAGCTGTTCAAAAAACAAGCAATTAAATAACTTTAACTTACCGTATCTAAACGTATCTAAACTATTGAAATTTAAGGTGTTTACTTTATATTTTTTGTATATATATTGTTCTATGGGCTTTTTATAAGCCCTCTTAATTAAGAACAAATAAGGGTAAAAAATGCTTATACATGAAGAAATTAGAGATGAAGTAATTGAAAGATTAAAACCTACTCTTTCAAGTCACGTTAAACGTTTTTATAGCGGCCGCATCCTTGGGTTAAATCCTTCTGAACAATGTCCTGCTATTTCCGTTTATTTAGAAGATATTAGTTTAGATCAAACTTGCCTTTGTGATAGTGAATTAAATGCAACACTCAATATTGCTATTTATTTAAAACCTCACTCTGGCGAAGATGAATTAGATAATATTGCAGAATTAATTCGAAATACTATTTATAACAGCGAATTAAAATCTGTTCTTAATATTTCATTAAAGAGTTATGACTATAACTATGATGAAGAACAAGCTGCATGGATTTCATCAGTTCTTCAGTTTGATATCAACTATGATGAATAAGGACTAATTATGCTTAAAAAATTAATCGAGTTACGCCAACAAAAGGCAGAAAAAGTCGCAGAAATGCGTGCAATGCTTGATAAAGCAGAAAAAGAAAATCGTTCATTGGATGAAACTGAATCAGTAGATTTTGATAAATTGAAAGATTTAGTGAAACAATTGAGTGATGAAATCAGTAAATACGAAACCGTAGCAGATGAAGAACGCAATCTTGGTGCGCAATCTAACCCATTAGAAACCCGCAGCACGAAACAATTTTCAAATGATGAATTGCGCCATTACATTAAAACTGGTGAACTTCGTAATTTAACTACGGCTAACGGTGAAGATGGTGGCTATTCAGTTATCCCGCAATTAGACAAAGAGGTCATGAAACGCTTAACAGACGATAGCGTCATGCGCCAGCTTTGTAATGTAGTTCGCTTGCCTATCGGTGCGAAAGAATACAAAAAATTAGTATCTGCTGGTGGTGCAACCGTTGAGCATGGCACAGAAGGCACAGCACGCAACGGCACAGCAACCCCGAAACTGCATGAAGTAACCATTGCTTTAAATTCTATCTATGCTTATCCAAAAACCACTCAAGAGATTTTGGACTTCTCAAGCATTGATGTTTTAGGTTGGCTCACTGATGAAATCACTGAGACCTTCACTGAAACAGAAGAAGTGGATTTAACCTCTGGTGATGGTAACAAAAAATCAAAAGGTTTATTGACCTACGAACGCACAACTGAGAATGACAAAGTGCGCCAATTTGGCAAACTTCAAAAAATCGAAGTAGCAGGTGCGGCAAAAATTGAGGCAGATACTTTAATTGATGCGTTCTATACCCTTCACAGTAAATACCGCAAAAATGCCGTTTGGGTGATGTCATCAACCATTGCAGCAGCATTACAAAAACTCAAAAACAAAAATGGCGATTACATCTGGCGCGATGGTTTAACAACCGATGCACCCGCTACATTATTAGGCCGTCCAGTTTACTTCTTAGAGACAATGCCGACAGGTGGTGCAAATCAAGCCGTTATCGCTTTTGGTGATTTCAAACGTGGTTACTTCATTGTCGATCATGAAACAGGCGTACGAACTCGACCAGACAACTTAACCGAGCCAGGATTTTATAAAGTCCACACCGATAAATATTTAGGTGGTGGCGTGGTAGATTCCAACGCAATTAAAGTGATTGAGACAACGGCATAAATCATAGAGGGGCATAAGCCCCTTTTTTTGCTTAATAGGTGAAAAATGAAGAAAGAATTTGAAATCCGCTCTGCAACCATTTCAACGGATGAAGAGAATCAAAAGCTCGTTGGTTATGCGGTCAAATGGAACAGCCCTTCACAAGTGCTTTACTGTGATTTTGTAGAATCCTTTGCGCCTAAAGCATTCAGTGAAAGTTTAGCCAGTGGCGAAGATGTTCGCGCACTCTTTGAACACGACTACACCAAGTTACTCGGTCGAACAAGTGCGGGAACATTAAAACTAGAAGAAGATTCAATCGGCTTACGTTTTGAATTAACACCACCTGATACCACCTTAGGGCGTGATTTGTTGGTAAGTGTTGAACGCGGCGATATTAGCGGAATGTCTTTCGGCTTTTGGGCTAAAGAAGAAACATGGAATTTTGATGTAGAGCCTTGCCAACGAACCGTACAAAAAGCCGAACTCTTTGAAGTTACCGTAACAAGCATTCCCGCCTATCCTGAAAGTAGCGTAGAAATTGCTAAGCGTTCGATGGTCGCTGCCAAAGAAAAAACACAGAAACACTCTACCGCACTTTTGAAACAGTGGCTTGATGTGATGGAGGCTTAATATGTGGAATCCTTTTAGACGAAAAGAGCAACGTAGCGAGCCAACTACGATTGAAGAGCTTTTATCTTACATGGGCGTAAACAATACAGGCGCGGGCGAATTTGTCAGTCCACAAACTGCCGAATCGTTACCTGCAGTAATGAATGCCGTTACCGTCATTTCGGAGGCGGTGGCATCAATGCCTTGTTATCTATACGCATTAAAAGAAGATGGCCGAGAAAGAATCTATCGTCATCCTGTTGAATATCTT